TATCGTTTCCTACTGTAAAAGTCGTAACAGACTCATTTGATTTTCTTGCTAAACTGTTTTGTACTGTCATTTTTAAATTTCTCCTTTTCCAGTTACTTGATATTTAAAATTCGATTTTTCCATTAAACCCTTGAGCATTTTTGTTAGCTCTAAAAGGTCTTCTTTTGTGCCTTCCACTCTAAATGTTGCCCAATTCGTGTTTGGCAAGTCTTTCTTCTGCTCTAAAACGCTCTCAGACCGTTCTAGCGGTTCGATAGGGCGTGATTCTTGGCTTTCTAGTGTATTTATATTCCCTTGAGCTTTTCGTTGCTCTACGGTCTCTCTGATACGCTTTAAATCGTCTGCCTTAACTTTGGCACGCATTAAATCGTAATCTTGGAAATACACTTCCTTGATTTGAGCGATATCTGTTTCATCATTAGGTAAGAATGTTTCCATAAAACCTAAGTCCTGAATAATTTTGTCATAGATAGCATTCAGGTCTTTTTCAATGGATTTATTTGAAGTTGTTTTGTTCAACCATTTCTCATTGAATTTTGGGGTTAAGTCATAGTGTTCTCCGTTTCCTTTGCTATCCAGAAGTGTTTGCCATGCTTCATAGATATGTTTACGTTTTTCTTCTTTTAA